TTACGACCATGTGACTGACAGTATGCAGATTATGACCTCAGGTGCCACTGAGCGTATGCGCATCGACAGCAGCGGTGACTTGTTTGTAAGTAAGACTTCATCAGACACCAATGCTGTTGGGGTTGAGCTTGGTGCAGCAGGATATGGTGCTTTTTGTCGTGACAGTAATAAAGTTGCTATCTTTAATCGTAAAAACAGTGACGGAGTAATTTTAGACATCCAAAAAGACGGCTCCCGTGTGGGGGTCATTGGGACTAACTCCTCAAGATTAACTATTGGTAATGGTGATACAGGTCTATTGATTGCGGGTGATCTGGACAACATAACGCCATTCAATACATCAACAAACGCAAGCAGAGATGCCGCAGTAGATTTAGGCAACTCAGGTGTCCGTTTCAAAGACCTCTACCTGTCTGGCGGTGCCTATCTGGGCGGGACAGGTAGCTCAAATAAGCTGGATGACTATGAGGAGGGTACGTTTACTCCAACTTTAGTGGGAACAGGTACGGCTGGTGTTCGTAGTGGTAGTAGTGTTTCACGAGGTAAATATACTAAAGTCGGTAATCTTGTCCATTTCCAGCTCTATGTTGATGCCAATTCTTGGAGTACCGCTCCTTCCGGATTCCTAAGAATAAGAAACTTACCTTTTTCAAGTTCTTCTACAACGGGATCAGAAACCACAGGCTCAGTTATGCACAATAATTATAACTTTGCATACACAACACTTGTTTACTTTATTGCCAGTGGCGTAAACGAACTCAGACTCTACAGTTTAGGAGACAATGTCGCTTGGATTCAAGCTTCTATTGGTAATGAATCTATGAATTTCTACATTACGGGAACATACGCAACAACATAACCAACCCTGTTGGATCACAGGGTAGTCAGTCCAAGCATAGGAGATAAAAATGCTAACAGAAGAAACAGTACAAGACAAAATTGAGATCGTAGGCGACTACAAGCATGTTCAGGTTCGTTCCGCAGTGGTCATCAAGCGTGATGGCACAGAGATCAGCCGCAGCTTCTCACGCCATGTCGTTGCACCTAACGATGACATCACAGGCGAAAGCACTGAGGTACAAGCCATCTGTAATGCAGTACACACACAGGCTGTCAAAGACGCATATGCAGCGCATCTTGAGGCACAGGAGACACCCTAATGTCAGGATACATAGGCTCACAGCCAGTACCACAGGCTACACAAACAAGAGACAGCTTTACTTGCACAGCAGGTCAGACTAGCTTTGCTACGGGTGGCTACACACCGCAGTTCTTGGATGTGTATCTCAATGGTATCTTCCTGAATAATGGTACAGACTACACTGCAGGTAATGGCTCTGATGTTATCCTTACAGTAGGTGCTTCTTCTGGTGACGTACTTGAGGTTGTTGCCTATACTACGTTTGAAGTAGCTAACGTCTCAGGTGGTGGCATGTTCAAGGGCGACAATGGTACAGTTGGCTCTAGGGCTGGTGATATCTTCCGCATCAATGAGCAGACCCTCAATACAAATACAACGATAGACGCAGATGAGAATGCCTCGTGCGCTGGGCCTCTTACCCTAGCCACTGGTGTAACACTCACCGTCAACGGCAACTTAACGGTGGTATAGATGGTAGGAACACTAACAGTACAGAACTTGCAGGGGCCGACATCTGGTGCCAATGCGAATAAGGTGATTATACCTTCAGGCCAGACTATTGATGCTAGTGCAGGTACGCTTGTGCCTAGTGCTGGGGCTGTAGTTCAAGTTATTCAGGAATATAATCCCTACGCCTCACATATTACTACAACAAGCGGATCGTTGGTTGCTTCTAATATAACGGCCTCTATTACACCAAAATACAGTAATAGTTTAATCATTGTTGAGTATAGCTGTACTATGGGAATTTCAGCAACAGCTTCTAATATGAGAGCCCAGATGTATACGTCAGTCGGATCAGGGGCACGTGCCGCTATGTCTGGATCTGCAAGTTTCCATATAACTTATATGGAAGATGAATCTAAATATATACCTATAATTTTTAAGGGTAACTACACAGCAACAAGCACTAATACTTTAACTTTTGAGCCTTATTTTATGGGTTCTGGTGATGGTCAGGTTTACTTCACTCACCAGTCTTCGTCTTATAGTTTAACACTTACGGAGATCAAACAATGAGTACACTCTACGTTGATAATCTCCAGCCTAACTTGGGTAGCCGTGTTATGGCGGCAGGGCATGTGGTGCAGGTGGTGGGTGCTGAACTTACATCATTAGGCTCTGTTACGGGTAACGCATGGCAAACTATTATGTCTGCCAATATAACACCTACATCATCTTCAAGTAAGATCGTTGTAGTGTGTAATGGGAACTTTGGCCACAACGGCGGCGCAGGCTCGCTTGAAGGAGGTGTTCGTACCTTATCCAGTGAAACTGGTGCTGTTTCCATAGGAGACGCCGATAACAATCGTACCCGTTGCAACCAGCCTTTTACATTCGACAAGTCACACCCTTGGAACTCAGCGTCTCTGTCTTGGACCGTAACCGATAGCCCAGCTACGACATCTCAAGTTACTTACAGTATGCAGGTGTACGGATCGGAAGGAGACACGGTCTACTACAATAGAACACAAAACGCAGATAATCAGCCATATGTGTTTAGAGGTTCTTGCACCATCACCCTAATGGAGATCGCACAATGACCAGCATAATAAAAGTCGATCAAATCCAGAATGCTGCGGGTGGTGTACCTACTGCGGGTGACTTGGGCGTCAATGTAACATCTGATGATATGCCAACAGGCACTGTAGTATCTTACTACTATAAAGAGTGTGAAACCAACTTACTGCTTACAACTACTACCAATGTAGTCGTGCCTGATTACTCATTTACAGTTACCCCTAAAAAGCTGGGCAATAAATTTGTAATTGTTGCTAACCTGCATACCTATGTAGGGAATGCCGGAGTAAACGATTGGGCTGCTATAAGATGTACAATCTTCAAAAACGGTTCTCAAATATCTCCTAGCGTAGATTATGGTACGGGCATAATTGATGGCGGTGATGCTACTACAAGAATGATGGCCCAGACTGTTACCGACACAGAAGATACCCCTACTACCTTAACCTCTGCAACTTATACGGTTTACGCAAGAATGAGAGATGACGGTGCTCATACGGGGCAGATCAACGTATACGGGTATGGCAGCTTTAGTATATATGAAATCGCAGGCTAAAGGAGGCCTTATAAAATGACAACAGTATCAACAGCACTAACAGAACTAGGCGTCACAGAGTGGGTACTCCGTGGTGAACCAACAACAGAAGCAGAGTTTGGCACTATGTTTGCTAAGGTCACAGGCGCAGACGCTAATGGCACAGCTATCGAAAGCTCTGACCCCGCAGACTGGGGTACAACTTGGGCAGCAGTAGTAGCCAAGCGTGACGAACTCATCGCAGCAGAACCTATGAAGCTGCTTAGAGCAGAGCGTGACCGTCTGATTGCAGCTACAGACTGGTGGGCTGGCTCAGATCGTACAATGACAGCAGAGCAGACAGCGTATCGCCAAGCGCTCAGAGATATAACTGCAAGTGCGACATCACTAGATGATGTGACTTGGCCTACAAAACCGTGAGGTATTAGTTTATGAGCAAGGCAAGGCAACTAGCCGATCTTGGCAATCAGGTAGACGATGGGGCTATCACTGGCTCCAACATGGTGGTGAACGGGGGTATGACCGTAAGCCAGCGGGGGGTGAGCTTTGTTAGCCCAGCGAGTGGTGATTGGTTGTTAGACAGGGTGTTGTACCAGTATAATGTAACCACTGCTAGAATTACAGTTACGCAGGAAAGCGATGGCGTTGTTGGTGTCAGCCCTAAATCTTTCAAAACGCAAATAACAACGGCAGCTAATGCTAGCCCCTCTACTACAGATTACACTCAGTTTGTATATAACTTTGAGGGTAATGATGTAGATCATTTAGGTCTTGGTACTGCATCTTGCAAACCTATAACTTTAAGTTTTTACATCAAATGCTCAACCACAGGCACGTTACCAATAGGCGTTTCAAATGCTGGCACACGTTCTTTTCCAGCTACATATAACGTAACTGAAGCAAATGTTTGGCAGCGACATATTATTAAAATCCCCGCAGTTACGGATGGGTCATGGGGTTCTGGAATTAATAAGGGCCTAGAACTTAGACTTGGCCTTGAGTATGGCTCTAATTATACTGGAGGTACGGCGAATGAATGGAATAGTACATCTGGTTACGTTAATTTTACGACAACATACACCAACCCAGTAGCATCAACGCTAAACGCTACATGGCAAATCACAGGCGTCTGCCTGAACGTTGGTGACAGCGCTATCGACTTCCCGCACGACGAAAGCTACGGGGATACATTGGCAAAGTGTCAGAGGTATTTTCAGAAGATCACTAGCGGTAATCTGAGGTTTGTTGTTACAAGGGACAACAATGCAAGCACCTCAGCCTCCACTATATCACTACCTGTTGGCTTGCGAGCATCACCAACTGTATCAGGAACGTCTACTAAAGTGGCCGCTGCTAGTGGCAGCGCATTGGGGTCTGGGTCATCTAATCTGCGGGGATGGGACGCCAACTCCCCTTCTCAAGTCTCCATTGGAGCTTCTAGTGGGGTAACTGCCACTACAGGGGTAGCCGCTTTTTGGTTCAATACAGATATTGATGCGGAGTTATAACTATGGATAATATGAACATTACGGCGGCTCAGTACGTTCAAGACACTGAGACCAACCAAAACTTCTCCATCCAAGCCACCATCGACGGGCAGGAAATGTCAGTCCCCCTCGATCCAGCCAATCGCCACTACGCAGAGATCATGCGGCAGGTCGAGGCTGGCACACTAACGATTGCAGAGGCTGACTGATGTTAGGCTTTAGCCCATTCGCATCTACACCTTTTGCGTCACAGTCAGAGATAACTTTTCTGATCGACGGTGTAAGTGCGATTGGTGCTACCAATACTGTTACCGTTACTGCTGCATCAGATGTACCAGTTACAACGCCTGCCTTAACATCTAGTGTTGGATCTGTTGTAGTTGTAGCAGAGGCTAGTACAGCCATTACAGGTGTATCAGCTACGGGTTCTACTAACACGGTAGGTATAGTAGCAGAAGCTAATGTTGTACCAACGGGGGTTGACTCTACAGGCGTTATAGGTACAACTGTAGTGGTTGGTGATGCTAACTTATCTATTAGTAGCCCAGCGCTTACGGTAGGTATAGGTGTAGTTAATGCCACTGCTGCAGCTAATGTTGTACCAACGGGTGTATCTCTTACTGGATCTATAGGGTTCTTAACTACACGAACCAGTAACGTTATACTTGTAACTTCACCAGCTTTAACTATTAACACTAACAGTGTTACTGTTGTAGCTACTAACTTTGACTATGACTCTTTAAAAGATAGTTATGACCGTAAGAGAGTTTTATTTATAGCGGGTACACCTCAGACATACACAGTGGCTATACCATCAGATAAGAAGCAAAGAACTGTTAGCATTGCAGCTATTGACAGAGACAACACAATAAGAATTGCAGCGTAAGGAATACGTACATGTCATATAAGTGGCCTGATAAAGATAAAGATGAAATACTAGACTACAACATAGATTGGTCACGCTTTCTAGGTGATGATACTATTGTGGGTGTGTCTTGGTATGTAGATGACGCTGCTGGTGTAAAGACTGCTGTTAGTCCTGCCTCTGTAGTCAACGGCTTACAGATGGTACAACAGACTAATACTTCAAGTGTTTCTACTATTAGGTTCTCACTTGGTACTAACAACATTAGGTATCGTATCTCTTGTAAGATAACAACTACAGAAGGTCTACAGTATGAGCGTTCTGTCTTTCTACGTGTTAAGGAGAAGTAAGAATGTCTTATAACTTTATAGGCTTAGTTAATGACGTTAACAGACGCTTGAATGAGGTTGAACTTACTTCATCTAACTTCTCTACAGCTACAGGTTACTATAACCTCAGTAAAGACTCAGTTAATGCATCTATCCGTCACATACATCAAGAAGAGTTTGAGTGGCCTTGGAACCACGCAGAAGAGAGTGAAGTGCTTTTAGAAGGTGAGGTTCGCTACAGCATGCCTTATGATGCTAAGACTGTTAACATGAACTCCTTTCGTATTCGTAAAGATAGCAGTCTAAACGTAGAAACTCAACGATTAAAGCTACTTAACTACGAAGAATACCTTGACAAATACATAGATTACGAGTATAACTCTGATGTTAACAATAGAGCAGTTCCTAAGTATGTTGTAAGAACGCCTAGCAGAGAGTTAATCTTTGTACCAGCACCTGATAAAGCTTATGAGGTTGTGTATGAGTATTACACTGTTGGTGTTGATATGAGCCTAGCTACAGATGTACCTTCTGTACCAGAGGAATACAAACACGCTATTGTAGATGGTGCAATGTATTATGTTTACTTGTTTAGAGGTGATACTCAGACAGCACAGTTATCCCAACAGAAGTTCTTGCAAGGTATTAAGCATATGCGTAGCTTGAACATTAACAGAACTGAATATATTAGAGATACGAGAGTACACTTTTAATGGCTACGCAGTGGACAACATTTCCTATTGAGTTTAAGGGTGGGTTAGTCTCTAACCTCTCACCTTTACAACATGGTACTAATGCTGTTGGATCTGCTACTATTTTACAGAACTTTGAAGCTAATAAAGAAGGTGGCTACTCTAAGATTAAAGGCTTTGAGAAGTTCACTAGTTCAACTCTTCCCGGTTCTGGACCTACTTTAGCTCTTAAAGTTATTAGCTCTGGTAGAGTAGTGGCTGCTCGTAAGAACGGTAGTAACCTTACCCAGTATTACTACAGCACAGGTAACTCTTGGAATAGTATGGCTACTAGCGCCAGTACTAACGGTGGTAAAGCTAGACACGTTCTGTATAACTTGGATGGTGATGATAAAGTACTGTTTGTAGATGGTACTAACTACCCAGCTATCTATAACACTAACGGCAACACTATGTCGTTTATGACTGCCTCAGACAGTACAGATATTAGTGGTGCAGAGCAGGTAGCTATATTTAAGAATACTGCATTCTACGCTAAGGGTAGTAACTTATTCTTTACTGCTCCATTTAGTGTAGATGATTTTAGTGTTGCTAATGGTGCAGGATCTTTTAACGTAGCTAATGACATTACTGGGTTAGCAGTCTTTCGTGAACAACTTATTATCTTTACTCAGGACAGTATTAAGAGACTGACTGGTAGTAGCGCTGCAGACTTTGCAGTATCACCTATTACGGATCGTATTGGTTGTATCAATGGTGACACTATTCAAGAGATTGGTGGTGACGTTATCTATCTAGCGCCTGATGGTATTAGGTTGCTAAGTGCTACTGACCGTATTGGTGACTTTGCACTAGATGTTGCCTCTGACCAAATTTACAAAGACTCTAACACTTTCTTAGCCAGTACATCTAGCTTTACATCTCTTGTATTACGTGAGAAAGCTCAGTACCGTATTTTTGCTTACATTGCTTCTGAACAACCAGAGGTGGGTAAAGGTCTTATAGCTACTAAGTTCATCTCTCAGGGTGCATCAGGTATGTCTTGGTCTACTACTAAGGGGATTAAAGCTTTTGTAGCAGATAGTCGTTACTCTGGTACAACAGAGATGGTAGCTTTCTCTCACGATAATGGTTACGTATATCAGCTAGAGACAGGCTCAGACTTTGATAGCTTAGACATTGAGGCTATTTATGAATCACCTTATATGCCTATCACAGACCCACAGACAAGGAAGTCTTTTTATAAGTTAACCTTATATGCTGAACCTAAAGGTAACATGGAACTAGATCTTAACATTCGTTACGATTTTAGTACAAGTACTGATACATCTACTCTTCAGCCAGCTACACAACAAATCAGTAGTACAGGCGATAGGGTGTTCATCTTTGGTGCATCTAATGCTGTATTTAATACTGCTACTTTTGGTGGTGAACTTGACAGAGTATACACCACTAACATCGTTGGCTCTGGTAAGACTATAGCTATGCGTATTGAAGACAATTCAACTAACCCTACATTTACTCTTGACACTGGGCTGTTAGAGTACAGACAAAACGATAGACAGTAAGGAAACACAATGGCAGGTTATACTAGACAGGATACTGCAAACAACATTGCCAATGGTAACGTTATTGATGCAGATGACTTTGATGCAGAATACAATGCAGTAGAGAATGCTTTCAATGCCTCTGCAGGGCACAAGCATGATGGTTCTGCAGGTGAAGGTGCGCCTATTGAAAAGGTTGGTCCTAGTCAGGAACTAGTTGTATCCTCTACTAATGTTAACCCTAAGACTAGCAACACCTTAGACTTAGGCACTAACTTACTGCAGTATAAAGATGGTTACTTTGATGGTACTGTTTATCAGGATTCAGCTATTGTAGGTGTTAATGCTTACATGACACTCTCTGATAACGAGATTGATGTATCTACTGGTGGTCTTACTTTAGATGCAGCAGGTGATATTACACTTGATGCTGACGGTGGTGATGTCTTGCTTAAAGATGCAGGTACTACTTTTGGTACCTTCACTAATACGGGTAACAATCTTGTTGTAAAGTCTGGTTCTACCACAGCCATCACACTAAGTGGTGCAGACGCTACACTAGCTGGTACTCTAGCTGTAACAGGTGCTACTACTCTTAATGGCGCTGTTACTGTCTCTGGTTCAAACAATGTCACTGTAAACTCTGGTGATGTGACTTTATCTAGTGGTGATCTTATCGTAGGGGGTACTATTACTTCTACAGGCGCTATTGTAGCTAATGGTGGTGTTACTGGAACTGTGTCAAGCATAAGTAATCACGACACAGGAGATCTTTCTGAAGGATCTAGCCTATATTACACTACTGCAAGAGCAAGGGGTGCTATCTCTGTAACTGATGCAGGTGGTGATGGTAGCCTGTCTTACAATAGTACTTCTGGTGTTATCACCTACACTGGCCCTAGCGCCGCTCAAGTAAGAGCGCACTTTAGTGCTGGTGAAGGCATTGATATTTCAAATGGATCTATTTCAGGTGAGAATGCAAGCACTTCTAATAAGGGCATAGCATCCTTTGATACTACAGACTTTGTTGTATCTTCTGGTGCTGTATCTCTAAGGCATTCAGGTGTTGAGGATATTGTCGGTGGTATGGTATCTGGTAACTCAGAGTCGGGCATTTCAGTTACGTATCAAACAAGTGATAATACTCTAGACTTCAATGTAAATGATCCTACTATTTCTTTAACAGGTGCAGTTACTGGTTCTGCAACTATGACAAACTTAGGTAATGTAAGTATTGCTACAACAGCTACTGCAGATCCTACCCTTACCTTAACGGGGGATGCTTCTGGTTCAGCTACTTTTACTAACTTAGGTAACGCTAGTCTTTCTGTAACTGTAGCCAATGATAGCCATACTCACGATGGTCGTTACTATACTGAAAGTGAATCAAATAGTTTATTCACTGCTTCTGCAGGGGATGTAATGACAGGTACGTTACGTTTTAACGATAACGTCTTAGCCACCTTTGGTTCATCTAATGACGCTGAGTTTTTCTGCAACGGCTCCCATATGTATATGGACTTAAATAGTGGTATTGGTAACTTCTACATTCGTGATGGTTCCACTACTAGATTTACTTTTGATGATGCAGGTCATTTCACTGCCTCTGGTGACGTTACTGCCTACTCAGACGCTAGACTTAAGGATAACATCGAAACCATTGGTGGGGCTTTAGATAAAGTTTCAGCAATGCGTGGTGTTACGTTTGATAAAGACGGACAGCGTAGTACAGGTGTTATTGCACAAGAGATGCAAGAAGTCATGCCAGAGGTTGTAATGCAAAACGATGAGTACCTATCTGTTGCTTATGGTAACTTAGTAGGTGTTCTTATCGAAGCCGTAAAAGAGTTAAAAGCAGAAGTAGAAGAGCTTAAGAAAGGTTAGTAATGACTATTACCTCTATAGATAACTTTGGTCATTCAAGTGGCGCAATATCTATGAGTGAGTTACGTACTTACTATGGTAGATCAGGTGCAGTATCACTTAGTGGCAGTTTAAGTGGTAGCTCAAGCTCTGTTCCAAGTAACTTACCTAGCTATGGTAACGCTATATCTATCTCTAACTTTCGCAGTAAGAATAGAATACTCAAGAAGAAAGGCACTACACAAACTAAATCTAGTGGATCTTCTTGGACACCCGCACAATCAGGTTGCGTTCAATACAATGTATATGTTGTTGCTGGTGGTGGCTCTGGTGGTGGTCACTCAACTGATAGTGGCCGTGAAAAAGTTGCCTCTGGTGGCGCTGCAGGTGGTACAGCTTTCCGTAGATACTCAGTGCAGGATCATGGCGTAACCTCTGCTAGCATTAGTATAGGCGCGGGCGCTGCGGGTATTTCTTATCCTGCCAGCAGTGGTTACGTCATATCAGGGCGCAATGGGGGTATGACAACTTTTGACCCCAATGGTTCTGGCGCAACTATTTATGCGATTGGGGGGTCAAGAGGTTTTGGCGGGAGACAAGGCACAGTTGGTCAAGATATAACACCCTTTTCACCAGTGATAGCCGCGTCGAACACAACCACTCAAAGTAGCTGGGGTACTTGCGCGGGTTCTGAGGGCGGCTTGGGTGGGGGTGGTGAAAGTAATTACATGGGTGGTTATGGCCCCGGTTTGTCTAAAGGCAGTGACCATTCTGGCGCAACAGGTGGCGGTAGCCCTAACTTAGGCTCTGGTGGTAAAAATGGTATCGAAGTTTCCCAGTCTGGGTACGCTTTAGGCTCTACAACAGCGGCACCTACAAAGCCTTCTGAGTGGGGTTCTAATGTTAGTGCTACTTTCAGAGGAGGTGCTGGGGTACAACACTCAAGCGGTTCTGCAGGTGCATCTAATGGTGGTAATAACTACGGCGCAGGATCTGGCGGCTCTGCTAGTGAAAGTGGTGCTGGGTCTACAGGTAACGGATCTAGTGGTGCTATATTTGTAACATACTACGAGATAAATGTATAATGACTAAGCGTGGATTTTACTTTGATAGCGACAGTATCATTGAGAACGTTGTTGTTTTTGATGACGATGAGGTTTTAACTTCAAGTCAAAAGTTTGAAGAAGATGTATCAGGTGTAGCTGAGATAGGTAAGTACTTTGACGTTGCTCAAAACTCAGTATACTTCCTTACTTCTCCTATAAATGGTTGGGTACTAAACACAACTACTTGGGAGTATGAGCCACCTACACCAAACCCATCAACGGAGTTAAACTTCTACGACTGGGATGAGTCTTCTGAGTCATGGTCTTTAACTGAGACAAGGAACACAGTTGATGAAGAATGGCAGGTTGTTTAATGGATACCTTGACCACAGAGAAACTTGAAGCCATGCTTGATAGGGCCGCTAAGAAGGGCGCTAAGCAAGCTCTGTGTGACTTAGGGTTATCTGACATGGATGCAGCTAATGACATTAAAGAGTTGCGTAGTTTGTTAGACTCATGGCGAGATACTAAAAAGAGTATATGGAAGACACTAGTACAATTAGGTACAGTTGCAGTACTGACATTCATAGCTACTGCTGTATGGATGCAGGTAGGCAAGTAAGGATAAGATAGATGGCAAAACGCTTTTCAGGATTTACACCAGAGCAATTAGGTAAGATTGACCCCTCTTTAGCAGGTAAGCAATCAGACGAACAGAGTGCTATGATCTCTGCCAACCCAGCTTTAGCTGCACGTGTAGGTAAAATGGCTATGGCTGCACAAAAGAGATTAGATAACCCCACTAAAGGATTTGCAGAGGGTGGTACTACTGGTCAATCAGCCTTAGATTCTGCACAACAGGCTTTTGCTGATGCACAGACTAGACTGCAAGAAGCTATGGCAGCTTCACAGGCAAAACCAGAAGATCAAGGATTAGCAGACGCTGTAGGCAAGGCACAGGCAGCAGTAAATGCAGCACAGGCTAAGATGCAGTCTGCACAGTCCTCTATGAGAGCTACAGACTTGCCTACAGGGGCAGAGGCTACTAAAGCTGCTATGACAGGTGATATGACCACCACTACAGATGTAGCTAAGACAACAGCAACTCAAAAAGAAGAAGGTGAGATTGCAGAGGGTGTAGGTCAAGTAGGTGAGGTAGCAGATGTAGCGCCCACAGTAGCTGCTACTGCACCTGATGTATCAGTACCTGTGCAAAAGGAAGCCGTAACATATGAGGCCTTACCTGCCTCTGCTTCTACAGAAGAAATAATGAAACGCTTAGAGGCTGCTACAGGCAGACCCAGCGCTGATGCCATTGCTGATGCAGCTACTATGGACCCGCAGGAATTAGCTCAACTAGGGTTAAGTGCTGCACAGATCTCAGCCGCACAACGTGTAGAAGAAGTACCAGATCGTAAGCTTGAAGAAGGTGAGATGATCGAAGGCGCTACCGTAGACATGGAGCGTGTTAAGGCAGAGACTAACTTCCAAGCTGCTACAGGTTCACCCTCTAGTGATGCAACTGTTCAAGGTCAACTTACAGGCTTGATGGAAGACTTTGAAGGTAAAGAACCTCCTGCTTGGGCTGCAGGTGCTATGAGAGCAGCTTCTGCACAAATGGCAGCTAGAGGTTTAAGTGCTTCTAGTATGGCGGGACAGGCTCTTGTACAGGCAGCTATGGAGAGTGCTTTACCTATTGCACAAGCTGATGCTACAGCCTTTCAGCGCTTTGAAATGCAGAACCTGTCTAACAAGCAGCAGTCTGCTATGTTCGCTGCAGAGCAACGTGCTAAGTTTTTAAACCTAGAGTTTAACCAAGAGTTTCAAGCTCGTGTAACTAACGCCGCTAAGATCTCTGACATTGCTAATATGAACTTTACAGCAGATCAGCAGGTTGCACTAGAGAATGCTCGTATGGCACAATCTGTAGACCTAGCTAATTTGAATGCTCAGAATGCTAAGGTATTAGCTGACTCAGCAGCTATGTCACAGCTTGATATGGCTAACCTTAATAATCGCCAGCAAGCACAGGTACAGAATGCTAAGGCTTTCTTGCAGATGGACATGCAAAACCTATCTAATGAACAGCAAACAGCTACATTTAAAACTCAGCAATTAGCTAATGCTCTTTTGTCTGACACTGCTGCAGAGAATGCCTCACGTCAGTTTAATGCTTCATCAGAGAATCAGACAAACCAGTTCTTCTCTAATCTCACTGCACAGATATCTCAGTTTAACACTGAACAGTCTAACGCAATGAATCGCTTTAATGCAGGTGAAGAGAATGCTATTGCACAGTTTAATGCAACACGAAAAGATGTACGTGAGCAGTTTAACTCTACTAACTCTTTAGTTATTGCACAGGCTAATGCTCAGTGGGCACAAGCTATTACTACTGCAGACAATGCTGCACAGAACCAAGCAAACCGTGATGCAGCTATGGCAAGTAATCAATTTACTGCTACTGCGTATAACAACATACTTCAACGAGAGCGGGATGCTATTAGCTACGCATTTAAAGCTACAGAAGGTGACCTCGACAGAGAAAACAGACTTGCTATACAATCTATGCAATTAGAAGCGGATATGGCGTCTGCACAGGCTCAAATAGATGCTGGTAGAGGTAGAGGTTGGGGCACCTTTTTTGCATCTGTAGCACCAGAAATTGTATCATGGGCTTTAAAATAATAGGATTAGTAATTATGGCAAGTTTATTTCAGAGTAGTAAAGATGTATACAGGCAGCAAGTTGAAGCTCTTGAAAGCATGGCTGAAACAGAAGAAGTTACTCAAGGACTAGGATCTAAGTCTGAAGAAGAGTACAACTGGCTGCAAGGCTTTATGCAATCTATGAAAGCTAAACGCGCTCAGCGCTCTAGTGAGATAGCAGAGAGCTTAGAGCCTACACCCGTCCCTACTATAACTGAGGAAGATATTGTAGAGTTTGAGGCTGGCATGAAGAGTAGTGACACCTCTACGGATATGCCACCAGAGTTTGTAGGCGGTCGTAGAACTACCTTTGACTCAAGCCCTACACCGGAAGCTTTAAAGCAACCTTCTAGGGAAGAAGCACCCTCAGTAGACACAAGTAGCAATAAGGCTTTAGATAAGCCTCCTGCAGATGCACCGGATGCTAAGACCCCTATGCCAGCACCACCAGAGGTGAAGGAAGGATCTATAGATAGTTTTATAACACCCGAATACAAAGTATTTAAAGACCCTAAAGATATGTCTGATCTTGAAATACTAGCCCGTACAATCGAAGCAGAGGCGTCTAACGAGGCCTATGAGGGTAAAATGGCTGTAGGGTCTGTGATAGCTAACAGAGCAGCCTCTGGTAAACATGGTAAGGGTATAAAAGGTGTAATCCTTAAGAGAGGGCAATTCTCTCCTTGGAATTCTTGGACAGGATATGCAGAGGGAGAGCAAGGCAAAGACATGATGAAGTTAAAACCAAGCGAGGCATCTTACAGAGCAGCTAATGACATCCTTACAGGTTCTTATGAAGATGTGACAAAAGGTGCTACTCACTATGCAAACCCTGATATTAGTAAGCCAAAGTGGTTACCCTCTATGAAGGGTCAAAAAAGAGGTACTATAAAAATAGGAAATCATTTATTTGGTAATGCAGACAGTAACAAAACATATGATGGTTTATCTTGGGTATTAGGCAAAGATTCATCTGCACCTAAAACATCAAAACGCCCTAAAGCAAGGCCTACTGGATTAATGGCGGCTCCTGAGTAGATATGTTTGGCTTACCCCTAGAGCTAATAACCATGCTCTTCTCAACAGTGTTGGGGGGAGTAATGTCTATATGGGGGCAGTCTAATAAGAATAAGGCAGAGCATCAGAGAGCCTTGGTAGGTGCGGTAAACCAAGCTCGTGATCACGGCAAGACAGATAAGCACTTTGCATGGACTAGGCGTATCATAGCTTTATCTGCAGTGTTTAGCATTATCGTATTGCCAAAGCTAGTAGCAGTGTGGTATCCTGATGTGAACGTGATAGTAGGTTACACTGAAATGAAT